CTAGCCCTCGGCGGCCACCGCGTCCGTCCGCGGCCGGAGTTCGATCACGTCGGCGACCTTGCGGCCCAGCCCATCCAGTCGGTGCGCCCGGCCGTTCGCCCCGTCCCCGTACCCGATCCGGTACCCGTGCGCCCAGAACTCCTCGGGCGTAACGGTTGTGATGCGAACGCGCGGATCCATGAAACCCCCTACGTCGTGGCAGAGCGCACCCCTAGGCCCCCTTGGTACGCCGTTTACGTTCCGTAGGTATATCAGCACGCTCCGACACTGCGCGACCGGCGGAGCGCACCGGCGGCGAATCCGTTGCCGAATCGTCACCCGGAGTCGCATCGACACCCCGGGCCGCCATGTAGCCCTCGATAAACAGGTCCTTCCGCCCCTGCAACTCGTCAGCTATGGCGGCCTCCGACTGCTCCGACGCGCCTCCCGCTTCCGACCGCGGTTCCTGTGCTTCATTGCCAACCTCCTGTGCCGTGACGATGCTGCGAATCAGCTCGTCCACCGCGAGACGCTGGCGACGCGACAGGCGAGCTGCCTCCGCGGGCGGCGTGTATGGGCCGCTCCCGTGAGGTAGACCCGACGCTTCACGCAAGGCCTCGATCGGAATCGTGAGCACAGCGGCGAACGCTTCCAGGACCGACTCGGAAGGTTCACCGTGTCGCCCATTCAGGTAGTTGTTCGCAGAGGCGGGACTCAGCGTCAGGCCGCGCTTGGTCGCCTCGCGAGAGACCCGCCGACCGCTCCACCCTTCGGGCAGGCGGCTAGCCAGCAGATCGGACAGTGTGCTCACGGCTACGACTTTCGCGCTCAGGTTGGCTACAGGGCAACCTAGAGCGTAGCCAACGCGGCTACGTATAACACCGGTGTGGTTCGGTCCGCGTGCGGAAATCGCCGAAAAATACGGCTTGCGCGTGTAGCCGGAAGTGGCTACAGTGGCTAGCAGCTACCCAATCACTAGCCAAGGAGGCTACAGTGTCAGCAATCGCCACACGGCGCTTACCGCAAGAAGGGAGGCTCTGGGTGCGACTGATCAACAGGCAAGTCCTGGGCGACTACATGCGCTTCCGCAACGAGACGAATCGGTCTCTTGCCGACAAGTGCGCGCCCCACGCCAAGCGCGCAATCATCGGACACCTGAGGTCCGGCGAGCGGACCACGTGCTCGCCCGAGACGGCACGGGCTATCGAGCGTGCGCTGAACGCCCCTCCCGGTTCTCTTTTTGTGCCCGAAGTGGCTACCGACTACCGAGCCAGTAGCGGGCGGGCAGCATGACCACTGACCTGACGCAGTACGGCAGCACTCCGGCGTCGCCGTTCGACGCGATCCGGCGCGAGGACGTGATCGGAGAGCACTGGCTCGCGCGCGACCTCGAGCGCCCGCTCGGTTACGACTCGTGGCGTCGCTTTGAGGAGTCGATCGAGCGCGCGAAGGTCGCGGTCAACAACGCCGGAATGGAGGCGCGGGACCATATTGCCGACGCCGTCAAATTAGTCAAATCGGGCATCGGTGCCGAGCGGAAGATCACCGACTACCGGCTCACCCGGTTCGGCGCCTACATGGTGGCGATGAACGGCGATCCGCGTAAGGCGGAGATCGCCTCCGCGCAGACCTACTTCGCAGTCAAGACGCGCGAGGCGGAGACAGCGCCGCGAGCGCTCACCGAGGACCAGATCGTCGCTCAGGCGCTTCAGATCACGTCGCGCCGGGTGGAGCAGCTGGAGACGAAGGTCGCCGAGCTGACCCCGAAGGCCGAAACGTTCGATGCGTTCCTCGCGACGGTGGGTGACTACAGCGTCAACGAGGCAGCCAAGATCCTCGCCCGCGACGACAACATCCTGACCGGCCAAGGCCGGCTGTTCGGCTTCATGCAGCGGCTCGGCTGGATCTACCGCGATGCCAAGGGGCGTCCGATCCCGTACCAGACGCAGATCGACGCCGGACGGCTCGCGGCACGGGCGCAGTTCCACTACCACCCCGAGACCGGGGAGAAGGTGCCGGACCCGCCGCAGATCCGCGTCACGGCAAAGGGACTCGCAGCGCTCCGCACAAAGTACCTGGCGGCGGCGTCATGAGGTCCACATCGCACTCCGGCGAGGTCTTCGATATCTGGCTGCTGGCAACGGTTCCCAGTAAGGAGCCGATCTCGATTCACGCCGAGTCGGAGATCGACGGGGGAGTGGCCGGCGCGTTCGACCGGCTCGTGCCCGGGCTCGTCGCTGACCTGCGTGAACGAGTGACGGGAGAGAAGCGATGACCAGAACGACCACGCTGCCGCTCGCGGTGGGACTGAAAGCCGCGGCCGAGATGGCGGGCGTCTCTGCGGACACGATCCGCAGGGCGATCCATTCGGAAGAGCCGCCGTACCTGAAGGCCAAGAAGATCGGCGGCCGGATCTCGATCGCGGTCAAAGACCTACAGGCGTGGCACGACTCGCTGCCTGACGCCTAGCAATCGGCCGCCGCCTGGTCAGAGGCGACGGCCGAGGACAACAACCACTCAGAAAGCAGGTTACAGCAATGACCACCACTGAAACCCCGGCTGCGGCGGTTCTGGCGCGGCTGGATGAGGCGCGGGATCTCGTCCTGCGGTTCGCCGAGCTGGGCGTCGTGCCGACCCGGATCGAGACGAACGACGAAGTGTTGGAGGAGCCCCGCAACTTCGCCGAGGGCGACGTGCGTTTCTCGTTCTACGGACGCGGCGAGGAGTGCGAGCGGGCCGCGGTGGCGCTGCTGAGCGCGTACCCGGCGGCGGTGATCGAGCGCGACCATCAGCGCGACAGCTTCACCATGTACTGCGCCGGACGGCCTTCGTGGGGCGCCTACTTCTCCAACTCTGTCTGCACTCGTGTCCAGACCGGCACGCGGACGAAGACGGTCCCGGATCCGGTGGCGATGGAGCAGGTGCCGCTGATCGAGGTCGAGGAGCCCGTCTACGAGTGGCGCTGCGCCGACCCGCTGGCAGATATGGCGGCCACCAAATGACCCCCGCCGGCGCTGGGCAGCGTCTTACCGAGGCGGGCTATCCCGGCGGGGGTGCGGCTCAACCTCCGGCCGCACCCTCGCCGGGCATCGGACGCCACCGGATGGAGACCCGCCCGCTCGTGCCGATGCTGCGAGCGCGGATCGCGGCGGGGCTGCCCGTCGTCGGCCCCGATCTGTGGGACGTTGCGACTGCAGAGATGCGGCCATGAGCGCCCACACGTTCACGGTGACCGACGCGGCGACGTTCCGCACGTGGGTCGAGCCGAACGGGATGCGGTGCGTCTCGTGGCACGACGGCCGTGAGGGCTACTCGATCACGCTCTCGTTCCCGGCGTCCGCGGATTCGGTGCGGCGGCTGGCGGACATGCTCGCGGCGACGGCAGAGGACGTGGCGGTGTGAAGCGAGAACCGAAGCGGGGCTTGACGTTCGCGGCCGGTAACCACTCGTACCGGCTGGACGGGAAGCCGGTACCGGGCGTGACAACGATCATCGGCGTCCTGGACAAACCGGCGATCCCGAAGTGGGCCGCGGAGCAGGTCGCTCGGCATGTCGCGGAGAACCCGGCCGCGATCGAGGCGTTGCGGTCGCTCGGCGTGGACGGCATGGTCGCCGCGTTGAAGTCCGTGCCGTGGAAGCGGCGGGACGACGCGGCCGACCGCGGCGCGACGTTCCATGATTTCGCGGACCGGCTGGTGCGCGGCGAGGAGATCGTGCTGGACGCGGACGATCCGCAGAACGCGTTGGTCGATTCGGCGCTGGACTTCATCGAGCAGTGGCACATCGAGCCGATCCTCACCGAGACCGCAGTGGGCAGCCGGACCCATTGGTATGCCGGGACTCTCGACCTGGCGGCGCACTACCGCAGGCCGGACACCGGCGAGGTCGGCGTGGGGATCTTCGACTGGAAGAGCGGCAAGCGGATCTACACGCAGGCCTGCTACCAGCTGAACGCCTACGGGCACGCCGAGTTCTATGGGCTCGGCGGCGACGAACACGAGCTGCCGCGCTTCGACGCGGCGTTCGGTGTGCAGGTCCGCGCAGACGGGTTCGACGTGCACGAGGTCCGGTACGGGCCCGAGGTACATGACGAGTTCCTGTGCATCCGACGCACTTTCGACATTCACAAGCGCGCTGAGGGCGACTGGCGGCAGCCGGGCTCCGGCTATGTGGGGCGCGCGATTCAGGCAGGAGAAGCGGCATGACAGAGCTTGCGATTCGTCCCGACGCATCCCCATTGGTTTCCCCGATGGCTGCGGTGGCGTCGTATCAGGACGCGGCGGTGCACCGGTTGGGCGAGTGGGCCCGGTCGGCTGATGCGGCCTACACGGTGGCGGAGCGGCTGGTTCAGTCGTCGTTCGTTCCGTCCTCGTTCCAGCGGAAGCCGGTCGAGGCGGCGGCGGCGATCCTGGCCGGCGCGGAGGTCGGGCTGTCTCCGATGGCGGCGCTGCGCAGCTTTGACGTGATCCAAGGGCAGGCGGCGCCGAGGGCGATCACGCTCCGCGCGATCGTGCAGTCCTTCGGGCACGAGATCGAGATGGTGGAGTCCACCGCGACCCGCTGCAAGATGCGCGGCAAGCGCCGCGGATCGCAGCAGTGGCAGACGGTCACGTGGACCATCGACCGGGCGAAAGACCTTGCCCTGACGGGGAAGGACAACTGGAAGAAGCAGCCGCAGGCGATGCTGGTCGCCCGCGCCACGTCGGAGCTTGCGCGGCTGATCGCCGCGGACGCGATCCTCGGCATCGGCTACGCGGCCGAGGAGATCGTGGACGGGATCGAGACCGTCTCCGAGGTCGTCTCGGAGCCTGCGCTCACATCGGAGCCGAGTCAGCCGGCCACACGTCGCGTCTCGCGCCGGTCCCGCACGGTCGACGCAGAGCCCGGATCCGAGTCGACCGAGGAGCTTCCGATCACCGATCCGCAGATGAAGAAGATGCAGGCGCTGTTCGCGGAGAAGGGATTCCGGGACTCGGACGACCGGCACGCGTTCGTCACGCAGGTGTGCGACATCGAGGTCGCATCGTCACGGGATCTGACCAAGACGCAGGCATCGGCGGTGATCGACCGCCTGGAAGCGCTCGACACGCTCCCGCCGGACGACCCGCAGCAGGAGTTGATCCCCGATGCCGAGTGACGTTGCCCGCGCCGAGTCCGCGTATCTCACCGAGCCCGCCTGGCGCGAGATCCCGTGCCGCTGCGGACATCCCGCCGACTACCACCGCGACACCTACCACGGCGACCCGTGCGACCACTTCTTGTGTGACTGCGGCTCCTACGACCCGGAGGACGACATGCTGGACGACACCGACACCATCGCTACCGGCATCGCTGTGATCGCCGCACTGGCCGTGTGGTGCGCGGCGCTGATCCTCGTGGCGTGGGCGGTGAGCAGGCCATGAGCATCAGCATCGAGGACGCGCGCAATCGGATCGGCGATGGCGTCGTCTACCACGCTGGCGGACCGGCGCCCGAAGACGGTGTTATCACGTCCGTCAACGACACGTACGTCTTCGTGCGGTATCGCGGCGACTTCGGGAGCAAGGCAACGCATCCCGCTCAACTCGACTGGCTGGCGGCGTCCCGATGAGGGCGATCACGGTCAGGCAACCTTGGGCTTGGGCCATCGTTTTTGGCCAGAAGGACGTCGAGAACCGCAGCCGCAATATCGCCGGCCGGTACCGCGGGCCCGTCGCGATCCACGCGGGGCTGCGAGACGACGACGCGGTACTCGACCACGAGAACCCAATGGCCGGTCTCATTTTCGGATCCTGCCCGGGCGCGCTGGAGGACGACCACAACCGCCACCACTGCGACTGGTGTCAGCGAACCGAGCCACAAAGGTTCGCGCACCGGGGCCACATCATCGGCGTGGTCGACCTGGTCGGCGCGCATGAATCCCGCCTGGACGGTTGCGGCGTCGGGAAGGGAACGGCGCGCCTGGGCGAGCTGATCCCGCTGTGCTCCGAGTGGGCGATGCCATGGGATTACCACCTCGTGCTCGCCAACCCCCGCCCGATGCCCGAGCCGATCCCGTGCCGTGGCCGACTCGGACTGTGGACCGTGCCCGACGACATCGCCGCCCGGATCGAGGCCACGTCATGATCCGCCTGCACATCGCCCTGGCCAACCTGCGCTACCGGCTGCACCTGCTCGCCGATCGCATCTACGACTGGACGCACGAGCCGGATCTGCTGGGCGACTGGGCCGACGTGCTGCACCGCGCGAACATCGCCAGGCGGCTTGATGAGGCGGACGGTTTGCGCTGGCACGACGGCGCGATCCGGGACCGGCAGGGACGGTACGCCAGCCTGCACCCGATCGAGGTGGCGGCGTGATGGACCACACCACGGAAATGCTGCTCGACATGCTCATTGAGCTGCTCGACAACGAACCGCCGGCGGACGCTGGCCAGCACCCGTCGATGGAGCTCCAGGCGCGGTTCGGTGCTGCGTGGGCCGAGTGGGACCAGAAGGTCGCGGGACTGCGACTCCTACTTGGCGTGCGCCTCGTGCATGACGCCGTCGAAGCACGCAGGGCGGTGGCGTGATGCCCGAGCGTATCCAGATGTCGCGCTCCCACCCGTGGCGCGCCGAGCACCCCGACGCCGTGATCGTGGACCGACGCACCAAGTGGGGGAACCCGTTCAAGATCGGGCGGACCTACGACATGTGGGTTCACGACGTCACGCCGAAGGGCTACGTCGAGAACGTCACACAGGCCGTCGAACTGTTCCGCCAGTACACGCACTTCCACTTCGTGCCCATCAAGCCGGAGACGCGCCCGTATCACGGCATCTACACGTACGGACTGGAGCCGCTCGCGAGTCATGCACGACGCCTGCTCGCAGGCCGCGACCTGGCCTGCTGGTGCCCGCTCGATCAGCCCTGCCACGCCGACGTGCTGCTAGCGCTGGCAAACCCCACACCTGCCCCGGCCGGGGGTGACGCCGCGCCTACCTCCCGCGGCGGGCACATTACCGACCCGGCCGGGGCGACCAAACACGAAGGGACACAGCAGCTATGAGCCACGTAACCGATCCGCGCGATCCGCGTCTAGGTCACGGCAGCGACACGGAGCCGGTACCGCAGAACGATGCGTACCTGGTGCTCAGCGAGGACGAGCGCGCCAGGGGTTTCATCCGCCCCGTGCGCCGCTCCTACGTGCACACCGCGTGCGGCACGGTCACCACCATGAGCCAGGCGATCGCTGAGACGTACGCCCGGGACCCGCACTTCTACGGCTCCACTTACTGCGCCTCTTGCCGGATGCATCGGCCCGTTGCGGAGTTCGTGTGGGACGGCACCGATCAGGTCGTCGGGTCATGACCGACACGCTCGCCGCGGACATCCTGGCCGCGATCGCCGACTACCACAAGGTCGAGCAGATGGTCCGCAACTGCATGTGCGGGCCGGACGCTCTCGACGACGCCCGCGCACGCCTCGCACGCTACGGCGACCCGGCGATCATCCTCCGCGAAAAACGGCCACCCATACCACCAGTCGAATGCGGGAGTTCCTGATGAGCATCGACCTGGACGCCATCAAGGCGCGACTCGCGGCGGCGACGCCGGGGCCGTGGGACTACGTGGGGCAGGGATGGATTACTCATCCTGGCACGACGTTCGCCGCGGTAGGCACTCCCGACCAAGGGATGATCCCGTGCACCGACGCCGACGCCGACCTGATCGCCCACGCACCAACGGACCTCGCCGCGCTACTGGCCGAGGTGCGCGCGCTGCGGAAGCGGGCCGCGAATCTGTCGCTGGAACGCGCCGAATTCGCCGACGAGGCGCAGTCGCTCCGAGATCGCCTGGCACGAATACCGGAGCGCACGACTAACGCTGAGGCCGAGGTGGAGCGTCTGCGTGCCGTGGTCGATTCGGCGAAAGCGGTTGTCGATGCCGAGTACGCAGCACATTCCGACCCGTACGAGGTGGGCATCAAGATAGCCGTGCTCCGCGCCGCTCTCGACGCCCTGGACGCGGGAGGTGAGTCGTGATGGCCAGATGCGTGAAGTGCGTGCGCGGGCGACACGACCTGTGCACCGGATACGACGGCGATCTCACAACCCACCCGGATTCGCTGCCGCTGTGCAAATGCCGCCACGCGCTCCACTACTACGACCTCGACACCAAGACGTGCGGGTGCGGGCAGCGCATGTGGCCTGAGGATCATGCGGCCCATGTCAATGCAGCCACGAAGGACGGTGACACCGATGACTGACCCGATCCCCGACGAGGCCGTGGAGGCGGCGTATCGCGGCTACTGCGATGCACGCCTGGGGCACCGCATGTCAGACGCGAACTTCGAGGCAGCGAAATCGCGTGTCGAGGTTGCGTGGATGCGCGCCGCCCTCACCGCCGCCGCCCCGCTGATCGCCGCGCAAGCCACCGCCGACCTCCGCGCCGGGATCGAGGCGCTGCTAGGGGAATGGCGGTCAACGCCGATGAGCCCTAGTGACGCCCGCACCGTCGCAATCTGCGCCGACGCTCTCGACGCGCTGCTGCGGGAGGGGGAGTCGTGACCGAAGCGCTTTTCGCAACCGAAACCACATCGCTCGCCGAGGCTGACATGCTCGCGCTGCTGCACCAGCGGCACAGCGCCGAAGCGATGGGCGCCCGTCGCTGGGTCATCGCAGAGCATGTGCCACAGCGCCCTGGGCACGCCGATGGGCAGCGCATCGCTGACTTCATCGCGATCGACTGCTACAGCGCCCCCGGCACCTACTACTGGCAGAAGGACGCCCGACACCTGGTCCACGGCTTCGAGATCAAGGTCTCCCGCTCGGACTGGCTGGCCGAGCTGCGCGACCCATCGAAGGCCGCCGCGTTCATCCCCTACTGCCACCACTGGTGGCTGGTCGCCGCCAGCCGGGACGTGTATCAGCCGGACGAAATCCCGGAAGGGTGGGGCGTGCTAGTGCCCACGGCCGCTAGTCTGCGCATCAAAATCCGCGCACCGTACCGGGAGGCAGAAGCGATGCCACCGGCGATGGTGGCATCGTTCGCCCGCGCCGTCGCCAAGACCGCCGTACGGGCCCCGGAGCGTGCCCGATGAGCGCGCCGGAAGTGCGGGTGCGGGTGGATGGCGCGTGGTACAGATGTGACGGCTGTGGGAACCGCACGCGCCCATGGAACTACGAAATCTCGGGCGCAGTCGAAAACGCGGCGTGGGTGCACGCCGAGACCTGTGTTCCATTCAGGCTCGCCCGCCTCCAAGCCCGCTGGGACGCCCGCGACGAGGCCCTGCACGCGCTGATCGAGCAGTGGCGGGCGTATGGCCATGCGCGGATACAACACGCCGCCGACGAGCTGGAGCGGGCGATCGGGGACGGACGATGACGCACACCACCCCATCCGACTACGCCGCAAAGCTGCACGCCGAGGCCGTCACTGACCTGTCGGACGCGTCCCTCGCCGCCACGTTCGCCCACTGCGTGCGGCCCGCGCGACCCGCCGAATACGACGCCATCAGGGACGCCTACCGCGTGGGATACCTGGCGGGATACGAGACGGTCGCCACGCTGCCGCTCTTCGAGGTGACCGCGTGACGACCCTCGTGCCTCCGATGCCGTACTCCGGCGGCAAGCAGCGCATCGCCGAGCGCATCGTCTCGCTGTTCCCGGCGCACGACCACTACGTCGAGCCGTTCGGCGGTGCCCTGTCGGTGCTGCTGGCCAAGCGTCCGTCGAAGATCGAGACCGTCAACGACCTCAACCGCTCGCTGATGACGTTCTGGCGGGTGCTGAGGGATCAGCCGGCCGATCTGGAGCGGGCGTGCGCTCTGACACCACACTCACGGGCTGAGTTCGCCGCCGCCCGTGACCTCACACCCGCCGACGAGGTGGAGATCGCGCGCCGCGTCTGGGTGCAACTGACCCAAGGTCGCGGGTCTCGTCTCGGCGTGCGCACGGGCTGGCGATTCGTGCACGGCACCAAGCGGATGACCCTCGCCCGCTACCTCGACGGCTACCTGGCGCGCATCGCACCCGCGGCCCAGCGGCTCCGAAACGTGACCCTGGAATGCCGGGACGCACTCACGGTCATCCACGCCTATGAGCGCCCTGGATGCCTGCTCTACGTGGACCCGCCGTACCTCGCCGAGACCCGTCACGGCGCCCAGTACGCCGACGAGTTCATGCGCACCGACCAGCACGAGACGCTCCTCGATGCCCTGATTTCGACGCCCGCGGCTGTGGTGCTATCCGGCTACGACTCCGATCTGTACCGCGACCGGCTCGCCGGTTGGGAGCGCCACGAATTCGCCGCCACCGCCATGACCGGACACCCACGCACCGAGGTCGTGTGGACCAACCGACTCCGATCTGACGGCGCCCTGCCTTTCGAGGTGACCGCATGACAACACCGACCCCGGCACCGCGCACCGCCTACCAGTGGGCGCCGCACTGCGACCGCAAGGGCTGCACCCGGCTCACCCTCACCTTCTACGGCAGGTCGGTCGGCATGTTCGCCGGCATCGAGGCCGTACTCGCCTACGTCAACCAACACCCGAGGGGGCCGAGGTGAGCGTCTTCGCGCCCCGCACCTGCCGACTGTGCGGACTCGACTACACGGTCACGCCGGGCACCCGCAAATACGCCGCACACCGCTACGGCATCTGCGCAACCTGCCGACGCAAAACCGCCTCACCCCGCCCCACCGACTACAGCAACATCCAGCCCATCAGCGACGCCGCCGACGACACCCGACCCGCATGGTCCTACCGCACGCCCACCGGCGTCGTGCTGCTGCTGCCCGGCGACCTCGACGGCATCACGCGCAGACTCACCCACTATTGGACGAACCGGCTCGGCATGCGCATGCCCATCTATCTGGATCTTGACGACGACATGCAGCCCACCGGCGCCGGCTACGTCATCGGCCCGGAGACCGGCAAGATCCGCGCCCGCTTCCGGCTGGAGCGGATCCGGCCATGACCTACACCATCCGCCGCTGCCCGATCTGCGGGAGACGACCCTGCGCCGTCGCGGGGTGCCCGCTGATGGCGCGGCCGTCGTACCCGACGTGCTGGCACCACGCGATCCGACCACCCGAGCCGACAGACGAGGACGAGTAATGGCACTTCCCTGGGTACGGCTGGACGCGAACATCGCCGCACACGACAAGATCCTGGGCCTGCTGTCGGACGAGTCCGAGGACCGGTGGCAAGCCGCCGCGTCGTACATGTTCGCGATGGCGTGGTCCGGTGGCGCGGGAACCGACGGATTCGTGCGTCGCGCTGCTCTCCCATTCGTTCACGGGACGGCCGCGACGGCTAAATTGCTGGTCGCATATGAATTGTGGGATGAAATGCCGGATGGATATCATATTCGGAATTACGCGGCACGGCAGGAATTAGAGGTTGTAAGCCAGGCGAAAAGGGCGGCACAGCGTGCCGGGGCGCTGAAAGCCAACTGTCAGCGGTTCCATGGCAAGGATTGCGGCTGCTGGCGGGACAAATTGGAGGCTGTGTGATGGTGTCTGCCCAGGTCATGCACTGTGTCAGTCTACCGACTCACTCGACTGACTCAGTCTACAGAGTCGCACGGACGGACGGACGGACTTACGAAGAATGTACTTACGTACAGAAGAAACTTACGTTGGTAAACGCGCGCGGGCGCAGGAAAGGCGAATATAATGTCAGCGATGGAAATCGTCTGTCCGCGCTGCGGTGCCGCCGCTGGCGCGGCGTGCATCAACCCGTTAACCGGAGAGCCATATCGGCATTACGCGCCGCATATCGAGAGAATTCGGGAGGCGCGGAAGAAATGACCACGACCCTTCGCCTTACCGAATCCGCATTCCAGCGCCGCGTGATCGACTACGCGAAGCTGCATGGCTGGCGAGTCCACCACGGCCGCACCGTCAACGTGGCCGGCCGCGGGCACATGACCCCGCTGCAAGGCCATCGCGGCTTCCCGGACCTCGCGCTCGCTCGCGGCGGGGTCGTGATCCTCGCCGAGCTGAAGCAGGACGGCCGGTACCCCGAACCCGAGCAGCGGGCCTGGCGGGATGCGATCGGGCAGCAGTGGCGGCTATGGCGACCCGAGAACTGGGACGAGATCCAGGAGGAACTGCGATGAATGATACCGATTCCCGCCGCTCAGCGCGTCCACTGGCTGGCGCGCGTGATTCCGACGTATGTCGGGGCCGAAACGGAGCTGGCGACGCTCTACGGCGATCTGAGGGCGGTGCGAGGTGAGCGGGATTCGACTGTTCACGCCGGAACAGACCGAGAAGCTCAACCGCGACATGGAGGCGTTTGCGGCTGGTGTCCGTGCGGCCATGGCGAGGATCGCCGATGTGATGCGCGCGGCCGGGCTGATTCCGCGGCCAACCATGCGCTACATCGGCGGCCACTGGTACCCGGCCGATCACGAGCGCATGACCGCGCGACAGTACCGGGCGTGGAAGAGGATGCTCGGCCGCCAGCGAGCCGCTGCTGCCGAGCTGACACGGATGAGGGTGGAGGACGGACTGTGAGCCGAAATCCCACCGGCGTGATTCACCGACCCCGCCACGATGCCGATTCCCGGTTACACGTAACGCGCCAGAGCGACGCAGACGCCGAAAACATCCATCCATACCGGAAGGCATCAAAATGACCGCAAAATCGCGTACAGAGCGTTTCACCGGGGCGACCTGTTCGGGGTGCGACGCGAGGTGGACCGCGATGGGAGCCGCGCACTGCTCGGGGTGCCATCGCACATTCAGCACGGCAAATCTGTTTGACCGGCACCGCGTCGATGGCCGATGCTCCGATCCCGAATCGATCATCAGCAAGCCACGAGACGGGTCTGTCGGCGAGCGCGTGATGTTCTTCCGTGACGGGATGTGGCGCGGGCCGGAATGGGATGCGGCGGCACTCCGGGAGGCGTCGTGACCACCGACCTCACCGCCCGGCTGCTGGCGGAGATTGAGCGGCGGGAGGCTGCCAACCAGACCGACACGGGCACCGGCGACATCGTGCGGGCATCCGCGATCGTCGCCTACCTCGCGGCGCTGCGGGGAGTGGTGGGGCTGCATCGGAACGCCGGCGGGGGTTGCCACGAATGCGAATACGACTGGCCGTGCGACACCGTGCGCGCCGTCGCCACCGCCCTGGATGTAACGCCATGAAGCGGCAGACCACCGTCCCCGTCCGATGCCCCGAGTGCGACACCACGGTCGCGCTGCCCGTGACGCGCTCCCTGATCGTCGGGAACACGGCCAGCCTGTACGTCGACCGCGGGCCGTTGGAGGAGCACCTGGTCGTGTGTGAGGCGGAAAGACTTTTGGAGGGGGCGGAGTGAGCGGACTGACCTGCCCATCGTGCACGCGGGAGAGCGCCGATGGGCTCGCGTGCTTCGATTGCGTCAACCGGCTGCTGGCGGAGATCGACATCCGCATCGTCGACGCCATCGGCGCACAGTCGCGACTCTCGCGTGGCATGGAGACTCTGCTCCGGGCGCTGCGGAAGGTGGTGGAGCTGCACCGAAGCGACGGCTGCGGTCGTTGCGAATCCTGCGGCGAGGAGGGATGGGGCGCGAACTTTCCGTGCCCGACCGTCTCCGCCGTCGCCGAGGCGCTGGGGGTGAGCGTCCATGGATAAGCGCTGTCCGACGCCATGGAAGGTCCGGTACCGCAACGGCGTCACCGCAAAGATCGCGCTGACGAAGCTCGACCGGCAGGACAAGGACGGCCACCACGAGGTGCGCGCCTATCGCTGCCCATGCGGCGGATGGCACCTGACGAGCAAGCGAGAGCGGAGCAAGCGTGGCTGACCTGACTTGCCCGGCGTGCGGCGCGAAGAGCGGGGATGGGCTGTTGTGCTCCCGCTGCCTGTCGCACTTGCGCTCGGACCTACACACCATCGCCGCGCTGCTGCCCGAGCTCGGCGCGCCGCTGCAGCGTCTCGGCTCCGGCGGCGGATCGACCGGGTACCACTCGACGGTGCCGATCACGGACGCGGTGTCCGATGCGCGGTCGGTCATGGGCAATGACCTGGTGACGTGGGCGTGTGAGCTGGACATGGGCGACCTGGATGTGACCGAGCACGCGGACTTGGCGCGGTGGTTGGCGGCGCGGGTGCAGCGGATCCGGTCGCATGCCTCCGCTGACGAGATCGCTGATGCCTTCTACGAAGACGCGCGGCTGGTTTCGCGTCTGACGGACCGGAGACCCGACCGTAGGCCAGTGGGACAATGCGCATGCGGTAAGGCCCTGACGGCGACGCTGGACGCCTCTACGACGGCCTGTAGCTCATGCGGCACCACCTACGACGTAGCCGGGTGGGTCGATGCGCGGATGGACGACGCCGAGGACTATTGGCTCACCCGCGACGAGATCGTGACGTTACTCGGCGTGAACCGCGGCACCCTGCGATCGTGGATACATCGCGAGCTGACACCCGACGCGGACGGACGCCTGCGCATTGGCGATGTTCGACGACTCATGACACGCAGTGCATGAAGACTTGACAAACCTGTGACGTGCATGCAACGGTATGAACGTCAGTGTTGACACCTGTGCCCCGAGCCGATGGCCGGGGGTTGAGTTGCTTCAGGAGTTGCCGAGCGTCAGGTGGATCGCCCCGGATCGGGCGTCCTGCTCGGTGACGGTCATCCTGCCGCGGTGGGACACCTCGACCTGGTACGGCCCGGCCCCTGACGGGACGCCGGACGCGGACCACTGGAACTTGCACGCCCCGGCGTCGTACGTCGACCCGGTCACCGACCCCGCGGACACGATCTTGCCCGACGCGTCATAGACGGTGACCGCCACGCCCTGGCCGATGTCCGAGTAGCCGCCCTTGCCGCGGCACGAGGATCCGTCGTCGGCGAAATGCTGGGCGCCCCAAAGCTGTAGATCGCCGGACAGGTCGAACGTGCTCGCGGCGCTCGGCTGTGCGGTGACGGTGACAGTGGCTGTCGTCGTGACCGTCGCCGGGCTGCTTCCTGCTGCCCCGCAGGCGGCGGCAGACGCGGCGACGAGGATCCAGAGTGCGGCAGCGATTCGTCTCATTCGTCTAGGGGATCACGATGGCCACTCGGTATCAAGCCGCCGGTCGGGTGATCGACTCGCGGCAGATCCGCTCGACCCGCCGCTGGCGCAGCCTCGCACGTCAGGTATGCACGCCGGGGTCGCTCTGCGCGAAATGCTACGAGCCGATCGTCTTCGGCCTGCGCCCGAGTCACCCGCTGGGGCCGTCGGTTGATCACGTGATTCCTCTTGAGCGCGGCGGCGACCCGTTCGACCTGGCGAATCTCGTTCCGATGCACTTCGGCTGCAACTCTTCCAAGGGCGCGAAAATCAGTCGTCAGTCGGCGAGCTGGTGACCGCGCCGATTGGCAATAGCTGACAAACGAACTGTCGAATACGCACTCAGTAACCCATACGACCGTTCGATTTTTAGCGTCCGACCGCGCTGCCGACCCCGCGTCTGACAATTTTTTCACACACATATCAACAATCCACAGGGGGCGTGATGACGTCGGTGAGCGACGCGGCCGCCGCCGGCGGCGGACTGCCGATGCTGGTCGCGATGCGCGCGGCGCTGGCCGCTGCCGTGGACGACTGCGAATCCATGCGGGACCTACCCGCGCTTACTCGCCAGCTCGACGCGGTCGACCAGCGCATCGCGTCGCTGACGGTCGCTGAGCCGAAGGGTGACGGGGTTGACGAGATCGCCGAGCGCCGCGCTTCTCGACGGGAACACGCCGCCAAGGGTGCGGCACGCGCCCGCGCGAGTTCGTAGCAACGCCTGGGAGGACATCGCCGATCTGACCGCGCGCTACGGCCTGCGGCTGGATCCGTGGCAGGAGCAGGTTTTCCAAGACACGATGGGCGAGCGCTCGGACGGTCGGTGGGCGATCTCGCAGGTGGGGCTTTCGGCGCCGCGGCAGAACGGCAAGTCGGAGCTGATCGTCGCGCGCGCGCTCGCAGGCGTGCTGCTTTTCGGCGAGAAAACGATCATCTGTTCGGCTCATCAGCAGGACACGTCGCGCGAGGTTTTCCAGCGCATGGTCGACCTGTGCGAGGCGAACCCCGACCTCGACCGCCGCGTCGCCCAATACGGCCACGCGTTAAATCGGGAGTACATCCGCTTCTCGTCCGGCCAGTCGATCCGCTTCAAGGCGAGGTCGAAGGGCGGCGGGCGCGGATTCTCGGCGGATTGCCTGCTGCTGGATGAGGCGCAGATCCTGTCGGGCGCTGCATGGGCTGCGATGCGACCGACACTGTCGGCGCGTCCGAACTCTCAGGCGTGGCTCATGGGCACGCCGCCGACGCTGCTGGACGACGGCGAGGTCTTCGGCCGGATCCGCTCGGCGGGGATAGCGGGGCGGTCTGCTCGGCTCGCCTACCTCGAGTGGTCGGCCGAGCAGGGCGACGATTTCGATGACCCGGCGACGTGGGCGAAGGCTAATCCCGCGTATCCGGCCCGGATCGGCGCCGACGCGATCCGCGACGAGCGCGCATCGATGACCGACCAGCAATTCGCGATGGAGCGGCTCGGCATGTGGGCCGACCAGGCGATCCAGAAATCGATTTTCGCGGAAGGCGCATGGGTGCGGGCCCGCGACCCGAGGTCGGTGATTGTCGGCCCTCGGGTCGTGGCCGTGGACGTGTCGCCGGATCAGGCGTTCGCGTCGGTCGCGGTGTGCGGCAGGCGATCTGACGGACGCTGGCATGTGGAGATGCGGCGGGATCGCGGATTCGCGTGGGTGCGGCACGCCGTGGACGACCAGTTCGAGCGGCATGACGTGTCCGGGCCGGTGATCCTGTCGGGCCGGATGGCGACGGCGCTCCGGGGCGATCTCGCGTCGGACGACCGCGACGTGCTGGTCATGTCGGCCGGCGACTATCTCGCGGCCTGCGCGCAGTTCGCGGACGCGATCGATGCGGCCGGGGACACGGTGCACATCGGCCAGGACGAGCTCGACGCCGCGGTGAGCGGCGCCAAGTGGAGGGACGCGGCCGACGGCCGGTCTTTGAACCGTCGCGGGTCCGGGGACATCACACCGCTGATCGCCTGCGTCGCGGCCAGGTGGGGAGCGGCCCGCGGCGAGGCGGACTACGACACGTTTTCGAGCATGTGGTGAGGAGCTTTTCTATGCGCGATCGTGTGGCGTCGGCGCTCGAAGTCGTCGGCATCGCCGCGGTGACGGCCGGCGTCGCGCTGGTGTATACGCCCGCCGCGTTCATCGTGGGCGGCCTCGGCGCCATCGGACTCGCATACGGGCTGACGCGGAGGTCGCCGTGAGCCTGTTATTCCGCAGTGCGGAGCCCGGACCCGGAATGCCGTTCGTCCCGATGCGGTCGCCGCATTCGATGATTTCGGTGACCGGTCAGACGGCGCGACGGCATTCGGCGGTGTGGGCAGCGCTTAGGCTGCGCGCGGATCTGATTTCGTCGCTCCCGATCGACGCTTTCCGCCATACGACGAGCGGAATTCAAGAGCCGATGCCGCTGCCGCCGGTGCTGCGCAATCCGACGCCGTACATGCGGATGATGGAGTGGGTTTATTCGTCGCAGCAGGATTTGGACACATACGGGAATTGCTTCGGGCTGATCTCGAATGTGGACGGCGGACTATTCCCGAGGTTCATCACCCTCGTTCCGGCGAGCGAAGTCACGGTTGTACAGAAGCCGGACGGCGATGTGCGCTACCGGATCAAGGGCCGGGAGTACGACCGGTCCGAGGTATGGCACGAGAAGCAGTACACGGTGCCCGGAATGGCTGTCGGCCTGTCGCCGATAGCGTATGCGGCGCTGGCTATCTCGCAGTATGTGTCGGCGCAGCAGTTCGCGGTGGCGTGGTATACGCAGAACGCTATCCCCGCTGGCATCCTGAGGAATTCAGCCAAGACGATCAAGGCCGAGGAAGCGTTGGAGGCGAAAGCGCGGTTCAAGGCGTCGGTGGCGCAGGGCGACGTTTTCGTAACCGGCGTGGACTGGGAATTCTCGCCGTTGCAGTCGAAATCGAACGACGCGGCATTCCTGAACTCAATGAACGCATCGGCCGCTGACATCGCGCGTTTCTTCTCGGTCCCAGTGGACATGATCGACGCGTCGCAGGCTGGCACGTCTGTGACATATGCGAATATCACGCAGCGGAATTTGCAGCTTCTCATCCTGCATTTGGGGCCGATGATCAGCCGCCGCGAGGATGCGATATCGGCGAGCCTCATGTCCGGCCCGCGTTTCGTCAAATTCAATACGGACGCGCTTTTGAGAATGGATCCTCAGACGCGTTCGGCGATGATGGGCCAGCAGGTCCGGGACCGCCTGCGGGCGCCGGACGAACTGCGCCAGCTCGATAATTTCGAGCCTTTCACCGAGGACCAGTACGCGCAGATAGACCGGCTTTTCACGACGCGCCGGGTGACGGTGACGACGCCGGCGACGCCGGTCGAGACGGAGGGATTGGTCGATGGCATCGAGAGCTGAATCGGCGGCGGCCGCGCGCGCGGCGGGAATGTCGGCCCCTGCGGACCGGCCGCGGCGGCGCGCGTCATCGGAGGACGGGTCCGGCCGTGCGGCAGGCCGCGCGCATATCGCATCGGTCGACGTGCGGGCGGTGTCGGAGGATCCGGGCTCATTGCTGCGCTTCGCTGGTGTCGCGTCGGCGACGGAGCGCGCCTACGAGATGTGGGATCTTTTCGGGCCGTACAGCGAGATCGTCTCGGCGGGCGCTTTCGCGGACACGCTCGCTCGCGCTGACCTGGACGTGCCGCTGGTGCTGGGTCACGACCAGATGCGGCGTATCGCTCGCACGTCGACCGGGACGCTTACCCTCGCCGAGACTGCGGACGGCCTGGACGTGCGCGCGGACCTGGACCCGGCTGACCCGGACGTGGCCTACATCGTGCCGAAGCTGCGGGCCGGGCTGGTGGATGAAATGAGCTTCGCGTTCCGCATCACGTCCGGTCAGTGGTCCCCGGACTACAGCGAGTACCGCATCAACGCGGTGGATCTGCACCGCGGCGATGTGGCGATCGTCGGCTACGGCGCGAACCCCAACACGACGGCGACGCTCGGCGAGCGCGCCTCACACATGTCTTTCGCGCGGCTGCGACTTATCGCGGCCGTCGCCTGAATCGTCATCGCTGCGCGGCTCGGCTGCCGGACTCCTGCGGGCTCCGGCGACTCGCCTGGGGATGCGACCCGTCAACTACCAATGTAAGGAGCACAGCAATGACCATCACCAATGCGCAGCGCGTCGAGCGTGTGCGCACCCAGCTCGCGGGGCTCATGGCCGAGCGGGCCACCCATGCGGAGGCCATCTCGTCCGTGCTGGACGCGTGCGAGACGGAAGCTCGGCGCGACCCGACGCCGGATGAGGCGCAGCGGGTCGAGGCTGCGCAGGCCGAGAGGAAGCGGCTGGATGCCGAGATCGCCGTGATGCGGGAGCGTTTCGAGGAGGTCGAGCGTGACCTCGCCGAGGAGACCGCGTACCAGAGGATGCGGTCGCTGGTCCTCCCGGCCGAAGCGGCGCCTGTAGAGCAGCGAGCGGGCGGCGCGGTCGTCACATCTGAGGCGCGCACCTACACGAGCGAGTCTGCGCGGCAAGGCGTCTCGTTCTTCCGGGACGCGTACACGGATGCGGTGCACCGCGATTTCGAGGCGGCGGCGCGCCTACAGCGTCACCAGTCGGAGGCCAGGGTGGAGGGCGAGCTTTCGCAGCGCGCCGTCGCCACCACGGGTCTCGGCGGCCTCGTCGTGCCGCAGTACCTCACCGACCTGGTGGCCCCGGTGCTGCGCAACGGGCGCCCGTTCGCGAATTCGATCCGGCGTCTGCCGCTGCCTGCGGACGGCATGTCCCTGGTGATCCCTCGGGGTACCACGGGCGTGTCTGCCGATGTGCAGGCTACGCAGAACACGGCTGTTTCGAGCACCGACGCGGTGTATCAGGACCTGACGGTCCCGGTCGTGACGATCGCGGGCCAGCAGGATCTCTCGCGCCAGTCGCTTGAGCGGGGAACCGGCGTCGACGCGCTGGTCTTTGCGGATCTCGTGAAAGCCCATGCGGCGCAACTCGATTCGCTGATCCTGAACGGGGCTGGTACGGGTGGCACTCCGCTCGGCGTGCTGAAGACCGCGAACATCAACTCGGCGGCGGCTTTCGGCGCGGCGGTGACGGCCACGAATTTCTACGCGAAGATCGCGGGCCAGATCGCGGCGGTAGCCGGGCAGGGCGCCGGGGTCGATGCGGATCTCATCGTCATGCACCCGCGCCGGTGGGGCTGGCACCAGTCGCTGGTCGACACGGCTGGCCGCCCGCTGAACGTCCCCGGCGGGTACGGAATCGTCAACGGCCAGGGCGTCACGACGATGCCGGGCTGGTCGTCCTCGGGCGACGGCGACGGCGTGTCCGGCGCGATCGTCGTGGGCGGCATCCAGGGCCTGCCGGTGATCACCGACGCCAACATCCCGACGAACGTCGGCACGCAGTCCGAGGATCAGGTGCTCGTGCTGGATACCGCTCATCCGCTGCTGTGGGAGGACGGGTCGGGCATCCCGACCCAATTCCGGCTTGAGCAGACCCTCGGCGGGCAGCTCACGGTGAAGCTCGTCGTCTACTCGTACATCGCATTCACGGCGGGCCGGTATCCGGGCGCCGTCGGTGTGGTGGGCGGCAAGGACGCCACCGCAGGTCAGGGCCTCATCGCCCCGACGTTCTAATCACAGGCCGGTGCGCCGGGCGGCGACAATCTGCCCGGCGCACCGGTTCCCCGGTGAGAGGAGGACCATATGGCCGACATTCCGCAGGACCTGGCCGCGAACTATGAGCGGCTGGCCGCCGATTTCGGTTTCGACTGGGTCGCCGGCGAGTGCGATAAGGCCGGCGCCGCGGATGTTGCGGCGTGGGCGCGCAAGCGCGCCGCGGAGTCCGGGCAGTCGCGTGAGCAGGCCCCGAAGGCGCGCCGCGCGCCGGGTCGTGACCGGGCGTGACGAACCTTCTCACCTCTGCTGAGGTAGTCGCCGCGGTCGGGCTCACGACCGCCATCTCGGCACGCGATCAGACGCTGATCGACCAGATCGCGGCATCGATCGGCCCGGTGATCGAGGGCATCATAGGCCCGGTCCAGCCGCGCGACGAGACGTACACCGCGAACGGCGGGGTGCAGGCGATCACGCTGCCGCACCGGCCGAACGCGATCGCGTCGGTGACGGTGAACGGTACGCCGTCGACGCAGTGGTACGCGGTCCTCGATTGGGGCGTGGTCTATTGCGGATCCCGCTTGGCCCCGTATCCATTCCCGCCGGGCGAGGTTGTGATCGCGTACTCGGTCGGCTACGCCACGGTGCCCGCGAACGTCGTCTATGCCGCCATGGAGCAGTGCCGCATCTGGTGGCAGCAGGGCCAGCAGTCGCTTCACGTCGCGTACGGCTATGACGAGCAGCCCGGCACGGTGCCGATGGGATTCGCCGTGTCGACGCGGGTGCGTGAGCTGCTGGCGCCGAAACCGGCACCGCCGGGGTTCGCATGATCGCCGAATCAACATTCGCGGTGCGCTCCGGCGTCGCCGCCCTGGTCGCCGCGGTCCTCGCGGCAGATTCCGGGGGCGCCGAGGTCGGTGTCTTCTGGGGCGAGCCCGGACCGGCATTCCCGCGGGAGTTCGTCTGCATCATGGGCGCTCAGGTCGACGTCGCTGCCGCGACGATGGGCACCACCCGCACGCGCGACGAGACGATCCGCACCCAGATCAACATCGTCGCGAACAGACAGGGCACCGACGCGCAGCAGCAGTCGGCCGCGCGTGCCTACACGCTCCTCGCGGCCCTCGAAACGCGGCTGCGCACCGACGATCCCACGCTCGGCGGCGCCTGCTGGCAGTGCCTGGTGACCCGTATCGAGGAGTCCGGCGGCACGCCGCCCGGCGACCGCGCGGCCGGCCGCTACACCGAGATCATCGCCGAATTGACGGCACGCGTCCGGATCACCAACTAGGAGCCATCATGCCGACCATCCGCAACACCGCCGGGTACGACCTCGAAGTTTCCGGCGCCGTCTATCCGTCCGGCGAGCCCGTCGAAGTCACCGACGTGCAGGCCGCGTATCTCAGCACAAATCCGAACTTCGCCGTCGAACCCGACGGCGAGACCGAGCGGCCGAAGGCCGGAAAGAAGGCATAGCCATGGCCGGACCTTATTTGCAGTCCGACTGCTCGATCGGCATCAAGAAGGAATTGGCGTTCGGCACCGCCGTGACGGTCGATCAACACCTGGAATTCAACTCCGAGACCTTGCAGAAAGACATTCAATTCTTGCAGGGCAACGGGTTTCGGGCGGGATCTGCGTCTGAGCGTTTCAACCGCCGATACGCGGGCAAGATCGACATATCTGGGGATATCGTCTGCGACGCGGATTCGGTGACTCTCGCGACGCTGCTCGAAGCGGCATTCGGGACGGTCGCGACGGGCGGCGTGACGGCGCCTTTCGGTCGGCTCTTCTCTCCGGCCATGGGCGATAATCCTCCGTCGTACACGATCCAGAAGGGCATTCCGCTCGTCGGCGGCACCGACGTGAAAGCCCACACTTTCACCGGCGCCGTGTGCGGCCAGATGCAGATCAATGCCGCGAACGACGCGATCGTGGAGGTCACCACGAGCTGGGTCGGTAAGGATATGAGCACCGCGGCGCCGCTGGTGACGCCTGCATATCCGGCCGCGTCCAACGTCTTCCATTTCCACAAAGGCTCTATCGCGATCGGCGGAACCGCGACGATCCCCACCGCGACCAGCCCGTCGACCGGCGCGACACCGGTCGCGGATGTGCGCGACTGCCAGATCACGCTGAACAACAATTTCGACGGAAACGGCTGGAATTTCGGCGGCGCCGGTTCGCGGAACCGGGCCCCGGCTTACGGTCGCCGCGAAGTCACCGGGCAATTGACAGCCGAATTCGACGCCGTGACGCTGAGAGACGCGTCACTCGCCGGAACCGGCCTCGCGCTGGTGCTCGATTTCACGGCGGGCGCGAACGAGCGTTTGCAGATCGTCCTCCCGAAGATCGGTTTCGAGTCCAATGTGCCGAACTCGAACGGCGGCGACGTGATCACGCAGCAATTCAATTTCAAGGCATACGAGGATGCCGGTAACCTGGCGGCATACGTGCTGCTACAGAATGCCGTGGCGATTGTCTGATGGCGGACGAATCCGCATTCCGCGTCGAATTCAACAAAGAGGAATTCGCCGGTTTCCTCCGTGCGCTCAAGACGTTCGAGCCCGCACTCGCGACCGCGACCCGGCGCAATCTGCGTCATGTCGGCGACGAGACAATCGCCGATATGCGATCGGTCATTGCCGGTGGCCCCGGCTCCGGCAGGTACGGTGTGCAGGCGGGGATTCAGGCGGGACTCAAGACGGCGGTCGCCACCGGTAAGCGCCAGCAGGGTGTGAAGATCAGCTCTACCGGCGCCGGGCTGTCGCCTGATCGCAAGCCCATGCTGCGGCTCTATAACAAATCTACATTCCGGCACCGCATTTTCGGGTCGGATAAATGGGCGGCGCAAAGCGGCGCGCCGTATTTCGGATCGGTGATCAAGCGACACGAGGATGAAATGGTCGAAGCCGTGTGGAAAGCGCTCGAAGAGGCCTACGACAAGATGGCGGAAACTAAATGAGGCTGATACTGCCGACCGGCGAGAACGGGTCGCCGCGCGCCTATCCGCTCGACGGGGTGTTGGACCTGTCACAGGTGACGCTGAACGAGACCATCGAACTCAAGCGCGTCACGGGCATGGATCTGCAGACCGTCTATCGGGGCCTGCAGCTCCTCGATCAGCTGATCGGCGTTCCGAATAGCTCGGTGCTGCTGGCGATGTCGCAGAACCTGGATCTGATGGAGGCGTACCGGGCGCTGGTGTGGATCGCGCGTAACCGAGCGGGCGACCGCGGGCCGGACGGGTCGGTGCTCACTGTGGAGCAGGCTGTCGACTTCCCATTCGCGGGGCTGTCGGTTGAGTCAGACCCGGGCGACCCGAAGTCGGGTGATGACGCGGACCCTACCCTGCCGTCGACGGGTGGCGACCGGGCAACCGCCGGCGGCGCAAAGGCTCCGAAGAAGACCCGTGGCCGCTCCTCGACGACGTCCGCCGCCAAGTCCTGATCCGCCTTCCCTCGCTGCTTCATCTGTTCGGCGGGCTCACCCCTGCCGGTATCTGGGGCCTGACCGTCTCGGAGTTCCACATTCTCGCCGGCGCCGTCGATGCGCGTGAGCGCGCGGCGTGCCGATCGCCTGATGGGAGGTGACCTGTGCCCACCAAGTCTCTGCAGGCCACCATCTTCGGTGTCGACAAGGCGTCGCCCGTGTTCGACAAGGTGGGCAAGTCCGCCACCGGTATGGCGAACGACACCGAGAAGTCCAGCACCCGCATGGGCAATGCCTTCTCGAAGGGCGCCAAGATGGCCGCCGGGGCGCTGGCCGCTATCGGGTTCACGCAGTTCGTCACCGATTCGGTGAAGGCGTTCACGGAGGCGCAGGCACAGACTCAGAAGTTGATCGACGCATACGACAAGTTCCCGGCGATGCGCGACGTGACAGTCCAGTCGTTCCAAGACATCTCGTCATCGCTGATGAATGTGACCAAGTTCGACGACGACGCGACGAACGCCGCGGCTGCGCTGCTCGGACAGTTCGGCTTGACGGGCACGCAGATCCAAAAGCTGATCCCGCTGGTGCAGGACTATGCGACGGCGACCGGCAAGGATCTGAACACGTCTGCGACCGATCTGGGTAAGGCGCTGCTCGGGCAGACGCGGGCGCTCAAAGAGGTCGGCATCAACTACAAGTCGACCGGCGACAAGGCGACCGACTTCACCAACATCACGCAGCTGCTGCGCGACAAGGTGGGCGGGTTCGCGGAGAACGAGGGCAAGACTGCGGCTGGCCAGCTGGAGATCTTGAAGAACCAGTTCGGCGAGGTGCAGGAGAAGATCGGCTCCGCACTGGTGCCGGCGTTGACCGAGCTCGGCAAGATCGCGATCCCGATCTTGGAGGGCATCGGGACCGGTGCGAACCTGCTGGTCACGATCGTGGAGAAGATCCCCGGCCCGGTGAAGCTGGCGCTCGGCGCGCTGATCGGCTTCAAGATCTTTCAGCAGACCGCCGTGTTCGAGAAGCTCACGACCGGTGCGCGCGGCTTCCGTGACGAGATGGTGCTGCAGAGGGGCCTCGCCGCGGCCGAAGGCGTGGAACTTTCCAACATGGGCGCGGCGGCGTCGGTCGCGAAGACGCGCGTCGCCGGGCTCGCGGGAACCCTGGCCAAGGGCGGCGCGCTGGCGGGCGGCCTCGTGGTCCTGAGCATGATCTCCGACGCCTTCGGCAAAATCAAGGAGCGCCAGGGCCAAGTCGAGGACGCCACGCGGTCGCTCACGGACGCGCTCGTGGAGTCAGGCGGCGCGTGGACCGATGCCGCCAAGCAGGCTCGGATCGCAGGCATCGAAGGCTCGGACGCTTTCAAGCAGGCCAGCGACGCGGGTATCAGCTACGCGACGATCATGGACGGCATCACGGGCAGCGACCAGGATTGGATCAAGCTCGCGTCGGCCATGAAGTCGGCGGATCTCGGCCCGCAGATCCTCGGGCAGGCGATGTCGCTCCGGGAGTCGGCGAGTGCCGCAGAGGAGGACGCGAAGCAGAAGATCGCATGGAACGCGCAGCAGGAGCGGGCCAAGGTCGCTACCGGCGAGCTATCCGATGCGATGGACGAGCAGCGCGCCGCAGCGGTGCGCACTTCGGAAACGTATGCTGCAATGTCTTTTGCGGCGAGCGATCTCGGCAAGGCTCAGGACGATGCCCGATCGAGCGCAGTCTCGTGGCGGCAGCAGTGGGACATCCTGGCCAGCAAGGACGGCGTCGCCGCGATGGCGCAGCGCACGGCGGACAAGGTGCGCGACACCGCAGCGGCGATGCAGGACGCGAATAGCAAAGCACACGATTTGTCGTCTGCCGCAAGTGATCTCGAACTGGCGCTCGCGAAACTGGCCGGGCGGACCCCGACCGTGGAAGAGGCGCAGCGCGCATACAACGGGGTCCTCGCCGGCGCAAGCAGCGCGCTCAAGCTGGCAGCGGGCGACACCGGCACTTTCAGGGGCTCGCTCGACTCGGCGACGGGCAGCATCAACACGTCGACGGTCGCCGGGCAGAAGCTCTACGACTGGGTCACGTCGGCTGGGAAGGCGGCGCAGGACACGGCGCTCGCCCAGGCGTCCCTCGCTGGCGAGATCGGCGGCACCGACGCCGCTGCGAAGGCAGCTTCCGCATCGCTGGCTTCGCAGCGGGCCGAATTCGAGCAGTCGGCGAAGCAGGCCGGGCTCACGGGCGCAGAGATCCAGAAGCTCGCCGACCGGTATTTCGGGCTTCCGTCACAGATCGAGACGGTGATCAGGGGCAAGGCCAACTTCGCCGACGTCGACGCGAAGATCCAGGCGCTCGCCGACAACGTGCACTACGTGAATCTGCGCGGAAAAGTGACCGCGATCGACGGGCCGGCCGCAAAAGGCAGTGGCCCCATGCAGTTTCGGGCGTCCGGCGGTCCGGTCGGCTCCGGCAGGTATCTGGTCGGGGAGCGTGGCCCAGAGCTGCTGGATTTAGCGCCCGGCTCGCGCGGTTTCGTGCACAACAACTCGGCGTTGTCCCGCATGGCGTCGATGCTCTCGGCGGCACCCCGAGCGGCCGGCGGCCCGGTCACCGGGTCCGCGCTGGGCGTGCCGGACGTCCAGGTCCGTGTCTTCATCGGCGATCAGGAGCTGCGCGGCATGGTGCGGACCGAGATCGGCGCGGACAAGCGGCAGACGCTCTCACTGACCCGTCAGGGTGTGCACTGATGGCTCGGGTGACACTGGATGCGGTCTGGATCAACGCTCAGGCGTCGGACGGCACGTGGTCGGATTTCCTTGACCTGGACAGTGTCTCGCGGCTGTCGCGGTCATCGCGCGACAGTGACGAGATCCAGGTGGAGGCATCCGGCGGGGTGCGCGTCATCGTCCGCCCCGGTGTGATCCGTACGTGGACGCTGACGTGCGACCTGGTCGACGGCGACACCGTCGCTTGGCTCGTCGCGCATGCACGCCAGATCGTCTGTGTCCGTGATCCGCGCGGGCGGAAAATCTACGGCCGGTACCCGGAGCCGGACGAGGACGTGCTGGTCGACACGCGCGACCTGTATTCGGCGAGCTTCACCCTCACCGAGATCACGCATTTCGAGGGGGTCTAGGTGCAGTCTCTCGCCCGGCAGGGCCACACGGCCGACGACGTGCGGGCGATCCTGACGGACCGGCGCGCCGTGGTGGCGTGGGGCGTGGACCTGCTGGATCTGAATGACGCCCTGATCCGGCCGCTGGATTCGGCTCTCATGTGCACGGTGTCGCGGCAGATGTACGTGGCGGTGCATGGCCGGGTAGAGCTGACGGTCGGCGAGTCGCTGGATTGGCCGAACGTGCGGGTGCGTCCGTGGCAGTCGGTGGGCGGAATCCGTTTCGATCTGGGCGTTTTCGGACTCGAAACCCCGGAGTCGGCGGCGGCGACGGGCATCTATTCGGTGACCGGCTACGACAAGCTCGCGGGCTTGCAGCGCATCGTCGGGGACACGTATTGGGTGCCGGCCTCGACGCCGAGCGCGAAAATCTTCTATACGGCCCTGATGCGCCAGGCGATCGCGGATTCGGGTGTCACGGGCGCGGCCTCGGCGATCGACTCGGCGTCGGACGCGGTCGAGCTGGTGGCGCCGATGGTGTGGGCGCTGGACGTGCAGGACCCGGCAACCTACCTACGCATCGTGAACGACGCTGCCGCGACGATCGCCTACCGGGGCGTGTGGGCGGACGAGGAAGGGCGTTTCACGTCGGTGCCTTTCCGGCCGCCGAGCGAGCGCGCCTCGGAGTGGACGTTCGACCTGGCGGATCAGCGCACGAATATTATCGCGCCGGATCGCACGGTGATGCTCGACAACTGGCGGAAGCCCACGGCGTGGCGCATGGTGCGCAACGGCATGACGACGAAACCCGTTGAAGGCGCAGGACTTTACACGGTCGGCGCCTGGTCGGACCCGAAAGCGGTCCGCGCCGTCTATGCGTTCGACGCGGCTTCGCAGGACTCGCTCGTGGCGCAAGGGGACCAGCAGGTGCGGACCGACACGAGCCGGACTCGTCTTATCGAGCTGCAATCCGGCCCGCTGCCGTGCCTCGGACATTTCGACATAGCGACGGTGATCGACCCTCAGATGGGCGTCTCGTCGAAGGTGCAGTGCCGCGCATGGACTCAGCCTCTGCACGCCGGGATGGCGTCTCATACGTGGGAGATGGTCGATGGCTGACGACGTGCAGCAGCAGACGGACGCGTGGGTGACCTCGACCTCACCGCTGATGGTGGTGACGAAGTGCGCCACCACCGCCTGCCCCGCTGACAAGCTCGCCTCGACAACTCCCGCCGTGGGCGACCGGGTGCAGGTCACGCTTCGCAATCCTCGTCCGCCGCTGGTTCAGGGCGTGGTCGCATGAGCGTCAAGACGAGGTACACCACCACGCAGTCGGTGACGCTGCCCTCCTGGGTGCGGACCTGCCGCGCGGTGGCGGCGGGTGAGCAGGGCGCCCCGTACGAGGCGGTGCCGAGCAGTGTCTCGTCTGTGGACGGCGGGGGCGGCGCGATCATATCGGCGCTTTTCCCGGTGTCGGGCGCGGTGCCGGTGGGCATCGCGTCCCGCGGGGGTGGTGCGGCGACGGCGCCGGGCGGCAAGGGCGGCTCGGCGACGGCGGTTTTCGACATGCTGGCTGGCGGGGGCGGCGGCTCGGGCTGGGAGTATCAGTCGGGGGTTTCGAATGGCTGGCGGTCGGGTGGCGGCTGGGGTGAGGCTCCGGGGTCGCCGGGCGGCACCGGCGAGCAGATCTATGCGGGCGATACGACCTCTGGCGGGCGCGGCGGCGGCGCTGACGGGTTGGGCGGGGCTGGCGGCACGTCGGCGGGCTCTACGTCGGGCGCGGCGGGCCAGTCGAACGCATCGGGCGGCGTGGGCGGCGTGGGCGCGGCCAGGTCCGGTGGCGCGGGCGGCTCGGGCGGCGGCGGTTTCGGCGGCGGCGGCGGCGGCACTGTCAACGCGGTCGGGACGGACTACGTGGGCTCGGGCGGCGGCGCGGGCTCGTCCACCTACGGGTCCGGTACGCAGGGCGCTTTCCTGGGTGTGAACCGGGGCGCGGGCTGGGTGGACCTGTACGTGGCTGGCGCGCCGAAGATGCCGACGCCGCTCTCACCGGTCGGCAACGTGTGGCAGGACCGGACGAAGCCGATAGTGCTTGCGGCGCAACACAATCCGGATACGCCGGGCGACTCGATCGACGCGCAAACGGACATGCGTTTCCGGCATCGCAAGGTGGGCGGCGCGTCGTGGGCGACGGTCACCGGGCTGGGGCTCGCGACGTCGACCGCGATCGCCGCGATGACCTATGCGGACGGCGACCAGGTCGAGTGGCAGACCGCGACCAAGGCCGACGGCACGGCGGGCGACGACGCGACCGGCATTTGGGGCGCGTGGTCGGACTCGCAGTATTTCCGGGATGGTACCCCGCCGAGCGCGCCGATAGTGACCTCACCGGCGCCCGGTGCGACGATCGCGGTCGCCACGGTCTCGCCCACATGGACCGCACCCGGCCAGGTCGAGTACCAGGCGCGGCTCACCGGGGACAAAGCCGGTGCCGCCGACGAGTCGGTGATCTACTCGGACACCGGGCCGCTGACGGGCACGGCGTCGACCGCGACGCTGGCGGGCGCCACTAATCACGTCCCAGCGCACGTGCAGGTGCGGGTGCGTACGACGGCGGGCGGTCTGTGGTCGACATGGGCGGACGTGCCGGTGTCGATCGAGTGGGCCGGGCCGCCGAAGCCCGTGGTGACGGCGGCGGTGGACGGCGCGCGCGGCTGCATCACCGTCACGGTGACGAATCCCGCCCCTGTTGGAGTAGAGCCCACAGCGGACCGGATCGAGATCTATGTGACCGAGAACGGGGTGTCGTCGCGGCGCGCGATCCTGGCGCCGGGCGATCCGTGGACGTACTGGACCCCGGTGGGTGACGTGGGCATCGAGGCCGTCGCGATCTACACGCCGACCAACGTACAGACATCGAGCGGGGTGACGTGGTGAGCCAGTCTTTTGACGATGTGATCGACGGGACGGACACCGACCCGGTCACGATCCGGGCGGGTGAGACGACCGTCGTGGCGCGCCAGGTGCAGTGGGCCGACCCGGCGCTGGCATCCCGCACGTGGAAGGCGCGCTGTCAGGTGCGCACTGCGCCGGGCGGCACGCTGCTGGAATCCCCGGCCGCGACCATCGCCGACGGCGTGGTGCAGGTCGCCTGGTCCGCGGCCGACACGGCGGCTTTCACCTGGTCTTCCGGTGTGATCGGCATCGAGGTCTACGACGACTCGGTGGCGCCCGAGATCGCATACCGGCTCGTGCAGGCCCCGATCACCGTCACCCCGGAGGTCGTGCAGTGAGCGCGGTGCGCGTCGTCCGGCTGGGCTCCTCGCCGGTGCGCGTCGTGCAGGTGGTGGGCGGCGCACCGGGCGCGACCATGAAATGGCAGGGCGACTGGTCCGGAGCGACCGCCTATGCGCCGCTGGATGCTGTGTCGGACGCTGGCTCGTCGTATCTGTGCATCGCTGCTGTCGGCCCGTCCGCGACGCATCCCGCATCGGATACGGCGCACTGGGCGCTTCTCGCCGTGAAAGGCACCGACGGCACCGGCACGGTGAACGGCCCCGCGTCCGCGGTCGACGGGCACATGGCCGTGTTCGACGGAACCACCGGCGCGAAGGTGAAGGACGGCGGTGCGCCGCTCGTCATCGGCACAACGTCGTCGACGGCGATGGCCGGGAACAAGGTTGCCACCGACCTCGGAGGCGTCGGCACCGCACGCAAGGTCTCCGCGGGCACCGGCCTGACCGGCGGCGGCGACCTCACCGCGGACCGCACACTCGCCGCGGACTTCGGTACCGCATCCGGGAAGGTCGCGCAGGGCAACGACTCTCGTTTCGTCGGGGTCGGCATCACCGACAAATCCTCCGCCTACACGCTGGTCGCCGCCGACGCGGGCTCGGTGATCCGTTCGACCGCATCCGGTGCGATCACCATCACCGTCCCGGCGAGCACATTCTCGTCCGGGCAAATCGTGGAGATCCTGCAATACGGCGCCGGGCAGGTCACCGTCGCGGCCGGTTCGGGTGTGACGCTGCGGCTGGCGGCGGCGGGGCTGAAGACGAAAGCCCAATATTCGTCGCTCAGCATTCTGTTCCTGTCCGCCACGGAGGCGGTCGTGTCCGGGGACGGATCGGCATGAGCGGGATCCTGCTGGCCAGGCGTGCAGGCGGGTTCAAGACCGGCATCGTACTACCCAATATCGGTGACGCGTGGTTGGGCGGCTTCTATGCCGGGCTGATGGATCCGACGCAGGCGGGGGCGGTGCCGGCGAACGACGCGAACCAGGGCGGCAAGCCGTACGCACTGATCGATTTGGGCGCATCTGCCGAGAACTCGTCGGTGCAGTACAAGACGACGAACGACTCGGCCCCCGCGGCATGCTCCACCGTGTGGGACGGGCTCGGCGCCACCCAGGCGATGATCTCGGCCGGGTCCGCCTATCCCGCCGCGCAGTACGCGGCCGGGGTCACGGTGCCGTCGGATGGTGCCTCGCAGGCATACATCCCGGCCATGTGGGAGCTGCTCGCCCTGTATTGGCAGTTCAAGCCGTTCACGGACAGCAACTATCTGACGGCTGAGACGGGCTCGACGTTCCCCGGTGGCAGCGTCACGCAGGGCTATGACCCGGTGGCGAGCCCGCAGCGGCCGGCGTTCACATCCTCGGTGCCGGGCCAGACGAATCTGACGGCATGGAAAACCGGCGGGGCGCAGGCGTTCCAAATCTCGTATTACTGGACGGCGACGGAATTCAGCGCCGCGAACGCCTGGCTACTCTACTTCACCACGAGCTCCCCGGGCAGGCTGTACCGCTACGGCAAGTTCAACAGCACCCGTCTGCGGTTGGTCCGGCGGATCGAACTTTGACCTTCACCAAAAATCACATATAGGGGGGATCCATGTCTCAAACCTCGGCCGCTTTGATCGCCGCTTTTGCCGACAACGACCTGTACGAAAGGATCGTCGCGCTCGCCGCCACCGTCGGTGTCACGCCCGACCAGGTGGCACAGGCCCGCTGGCAGATGGTGATCGCCGCCGCCAACGACTCCGGCACCGACACCATCGCCTCGGTCTACGACTATGCGATGGAGACCAGAGCCCAAGCCGTCGCCGCGCTGCCGCCCGCACCCGGCATCAACCCCGGCGCCGTGACGGATGCGCACATTCTTCACGCGCTCGGCGCCGTCTTCCCGCCCACGCCGTGATGACGATCCCACCGACGACGGGAGCACCCGCATGATGAATTGGCTCGATCCGCTGTCGGCGCTGATGGGCACGGTCGTCACCATCACCGCCGTCGTCACGCTTTTCTGGCGGCCCATCCACCGCGCCGGCCGTGTGCTCCGGGCTGTGGAGGGCGAGCCAGGACGGCCGGGACTGATGGACCAGATGACCCACCAAAACCAGCAGATAGCCACCATTCAGCATCAGGTGCTCCCCAACGGCGGCGCGTCGATGCGCGACGCGATCGCCCGCACCGAGATCTCTGCCGCGACCGCCGTCGCCGCATCCAAATCCACCGCCGAGCGGGTGCAGACCCTCGCCGAGCGGCTGGACCGGCACATCGAACACGGAGGTAAGTGAATGCCACTCCATGATGACCCGACCGACGCCGTCGCGCTGCCGGACGGGCGATACATCCGCAACCTGACCGACGCCGAATACGCCGCGACCTACGACGATCCGGGCACGACTGGCGGGCACGAGATCCCGGCCGATGTGCTGGCCGCCGCGATGGAGGGACTGACCGATGACGCTGATTAGAGCCACGCACTTCGGCCCGGCGTTCGCACCCGGCCAGCCCCGTCAGATCGTGGTGCACTCGGTGGAGTCGGAGATCGTCTCCGGGCTCGCGCGATCGCTCGCGAATGGGTGGTTCCGCAACCCCGCCAACAAGACCTCCGCGCACACCATCTCCGATCCGCACGAGACCATCGACATGGTGCAGGACACCCAGCGCGCCTGGCACTGCGGCAACGGCAACAACACATCGCTCGGCAACGAGCACGTGGGTCGCGCCCGATTCACCCGCGTCCAATGGACCACCCCGGCCGGGCTCGCCATGCTGCGTAACGGAGCCCAACGCACCGCCCGCCAATGCATCGATCACAAGATCCGGCCGCGCTGGCTGTCGCTCGCACAGCTCGCCCGCAACGAAGACGGCCTGTGCACCCACAACGACATGCGGCTCGTGCGCGGCGGCACGACCCACACCGACCCCGGCCCCGGCTTCCCCTACGACCTGTATCTACAGATGGTCAAGGAAGCGATGGGGCTCGGCACATCAACAGTCCAGGAGGACGACATGCCATTCACCGAGGCGCAGCTCCGCGCCATCGTCTCCGACGAGACCGAGAAGACCGTCCGCAAGCTGCTCACCAGCGAGAAGCTGGTCGCCTACTCGGACCAGCGGCTCCGGCCCGCGAAGGACCTCAGCCTGTCGATCACCGGCGCGCTCGGCCGCTCCAGCGCCTACGACTCGAACGCGAGCGGCGGCGTCGACCAGATCGCCCGCGCCCAAGGACTAGAACCGGAGGACCGGAAGTGA